AGAAAGAGAAGAACGATATGAATCGTGATTATGAATCTGGAGAAAGCGACCGCGCAGAATTTTTCGTAGGCAACGAGGTAGAACACACCCCTGCCTATGGAATGAAAACTTTGTTTGTTGTTGGAGTTAAACACCCTGACGAAATTGCTGAACATTTGTCAGCTGACATCCGGCATATCTTCTTTGGTGCTAATCACAGTTTCAATCCGCAAGGCTACGATGAGCATAAAAAGTGGGAAGATATGATCGTAGAATTTCTAGATAAAGAATTATTCTGTAGTCTAGACATTCCTATCAATCAGGTCGAAGAATTTAACGATGGATGCCTAAACGAATATCCTAATTTTATTCCACAGATCCGTGTGCCTATTCCTTACATTAAACTTTGGAACTACAATACGATGGTCAAGATCGATGACAAAGACTTTAAAGCAACCAATCCCGGTGTGTGGTCACATAGCCTACACACTCTAATGGATCGATCTGCGTTCACTGATTGGACTTGCTATAAGAACGATAAGGTGCTATAATGAGAAATGGGTAAAATCATCACTATGGAGAGCCTAAGATAATGGAATTTATAATTAAAGAAAATGTAGCTTATAGACTGCGAATAAAGAAAAATCCTTGCCTGCTTCCTGAAGGTCTAAATAATCTCGAGTTCGTACAAGAATGCCTAGACGACAAGGGAGAAATCGCTCATTCTAGCACGTATCAGTTTTTTATGACCGAAGACGAACTAAGAACTCTAGCAAAGGAATTGGTAGAATGATCATTAAGCAAGACATCCGCCCCAATAAGATGATTTGGGTAACTTTCCGCAAAGAGGGTATTCATAAATATCCTGCGGCTGCGACAGACTCTAATCTAGCAACAGGAGATGAATATGATGTATCATTTTTGGCCAATCCCCATCGCCATATTTTTCATTTTAGGGTATGGCTTGGTGTCACCCACAATGACAGAGATGTGGAATTTATACAATTCAAACGATGGTTGGAAAAATTGTATTCTAGCAACGAAGGTGTACTGTCGCTAGATTACAAAAGTTGTGAGATGATGAGTGATGATTTACATGCTCAGATTCAGGCAAAATATCCAGATCGTGAGATCTGGATTGAGGTCTCCGAAGACGGAGAAAATGGAAGTTTCATCAAATATTAACTTTTTTATAAGGAAACAAAATGGCACAACCTGTCTGGCTTAACAAGTATCTTACCATGAAACCGGATGTCGTTAAGATCTTTGATGATCTCGATCGTTATCTAGATTTTTGTAGATTTGAATTAAGAGATTTTAATCCGGCTCATATGTACGATAAAAATAACGAAAACTATCGTGCATTTTTAAATAGCCAGCGTCCACCCAAAATGTGGCAAGATCGCGGAGAACGCAGATCGTATCAAGGAAAAAATCCACGCAATGGCCAAAATTTTTCTCGTTGATCTCGAAGCTGTAGAAACAAGGTACACAGGCGAGTGGAAAACCCACTTGCCTGATCTGTTACGAAGGAATGGACATGTTGTTCAAATTATCGACGGCCCTGCGGATATTCCTCATGCCACTACTCCTGGCGCCTTTCTTAATTTTGGTGGCACTAACATATATAAGTCTAGCCAAGTCGAGCAAATTAGTAGATTATTTTGCGCTGGACGCATTTCAACTGGCGACCATTTTATTTTTACTGATGCTTGGCATCCGGGCATTATAAATCTAAAATATATGAGTGAACTGCTGAACATTCCAGTAAAAATTCACGCACTGTGGCATGCTGGATCATACGATCCTCAGGACTTTTTGGGCAGATTGATTGGAGATGCTCCGTGGGTTAGACATGCTGAAAAAAGTTTCTTCGCTGCCATAGATCATAACTACTTCGCCACTGAATTTCACATCAATCTATTCTGCGACAATCTTTTATCAGATACCTTCAACGACACTATCAAAGAATTCCGAGAAGAACAGAAAATCATTAGATCTGGGTGGCCTATGGAATATCTTTCAGATGCGTTAGCGATGTATAAAAGTATGCCAAAAAAAGATCTCGTATTATTCCCCCACAGGATCGCTCCGGAAAAACAATTAGACATCTTCTTAGATCTTAAGGAAAGCCTTCCTCAATATGAATTTCGCATATGCCAGGAATATCCCCTAACTAAGAACGAATATCATAATATGTTAGGAGAAGCTAAATTAGTGTTCTCTGCTAACCTACAGGAAACACTGGGAATCAGTTGGTACGAAGGTGCTATCGTAGATGCTATTCCTATGGTACCAGATCGTTTGAGCTATTCAGAAATGGCCTTAGATGCTTTCAAATATCCCTCAAAATGGACTGAGAACTTCGAAACATATCGTATACATAGAGAAAAAGTAGTACACCAAATCATACAGTATATGGAAAATTACGAAAAATATCTACCTCGCCTAAATACTCAGGTAGATATTTTAAAAAGAGACTTTTTTAGTTGCGATAAACTATTAAAAATATTAAAATAATTGTATAAGGGATCCACTCCTTTAACTCGGAGAAATAAAATTGACAAAAGAATTCAAATCAGACCCTATCATCAACGCAGATATCAATAACGAATTTAAAAAAGACGAATACGAACCGTTAGGTAAAGAAGTTTATATTAAAAAAGAAACAGCATTAGATGCTATGGCAGGCGACGGCGGATATCAAGAAACATATCTCGCCAATGTAGTTCGTGCTAAAATGAAGCGTGATAACAAACGTTTCTGGGCCGGTGACAATATCAGTGAATACATTCTAGATGATCGAATGAAAGAACAACTCATCGCCGAAGCCACAGAAGCATTTGAACTAGTGCTTGATCGTTTGCTTATCGATCGTGAGAACGATCCCAATTCGCACGGTACGGCGAGACGACTAGCAAAAATGTACTTTAACGAAATTATGGCAGGAAGATATGACCCAAGCCCAAACTGTACAGCGTTCCCTAATGATTCAGAGGATCGTTACGAAGGTATGTTGGTTGTTCGCAGTGAGCTTCGCAGTATGTGTAGCCATCATCATCAACCCGTTAGTGGTGTTGCCTATATTGGTATTATTGCGGCTTCCAAGCTCATTGGACTATCTAAGTACACAAGAATCGCCCAGTGGTGCGCCCGACGTGGTACTCTCCAGGAGGAACTTGCTAATGATATTGCTCGCGAGATCTCCAAAGCCACCGGAGCCAAAGACGTAGGTGTGTATATACAAGCCACTCACGGTTGCTGTGAGAATCGAGGCATTATGGCACATAGTTCTTTGACACAGACTACTGTACTTAAAGGTGCTTTCAAAGACGATCAAAGTACTAAGAAAGAATTTTTTGATAACATCAAACTACAACAGGACTTTGCACCGCGATGATGGAATCTATTTGGGCAGTGGTAATCTTATTCACTGGTATTAGTTTGGCTACCGCCAACCCAGCGCCTCTCATAGCCGGATTAATTTTGGCATGTATCGGTATATTCGTTGAAAGATTCTTGAGATGAACTGGTTTGAGCCACTGCGTGATGATCTAATGGTACAACAGCAGATTGGGAATAGCTGGGAACATTTCGTAGGTGTGATCATGCTGAATCAAACTGGGCGCAAACCTGTAAAGACCTGTTTGCCCGAGTTCCTATATTGGTTTCCAAACCCGCATACTCTTTTAGCAGCGGACGAGGAATTCGTCAAGAGCATCATCCAGCCGTTGGGCATGGTAAATGTACGTTATAAAAGATTAGTCGGGATGACGAAAGATTATTTGACCTGGGATGGTTCAGATGCTACAATGTTATATGGTGTTGGCAAATACGGGTCGGACAGTTATGAAATCTTCTTTAAGAACAACTACTCTGTAGAACCCACTGACAAAGAACTTAAACGTTATCTAGAAGAGGAAATTTTTCAATGATAGAAATAATAACTATTTTCATTCCTGTCGCGATAATCTGCAGAGATCTGTCCGCTAAAAACTGTGAAATGATACAGTATCAAGGTTATTTCCACAGTGAACAAGAATGCCGAAATATCATCGATACCACATTTATGTCTAAGTTACTTCCTAAAGACCACGCCCATGTACATATAGATAAGTGGTGCGTAAGCACTGAGATTCGAGCTGTTGATAAAAAATATCTTCCTCAATCTATTTAATAAGAATCCATGACTACTCCAGAAGAACTTTTCCGCAGACAGATAGAAGAGGAACAGGCATCGATGCTGTATGTAGTATTGAAAGAAGGTGATTTCGAAACTTTGCATAGATACAAACACGAAGAAAAAAATCAGGTCATAGATATGCTCAAAGACTATCGATATCTAGACACTAGGATAGGTATTCCCCGGTTCGAACGTAAGGTCAAAAAAAATGCTGCTAAAACTGCTTGAACGACTTGGACGCAAGCGCATCATCATGGACAGGGTCAGCGATGAACCCTATCTAGAACGCTACTATCTTTTTCTCAAAGAGCGCGAACGCTTTCCCTTCAACATCTTCCTACACAAGTTCTTAAAAGGAGATCCCGACGATCTCCACGATCATCCCTGGCCCTACGCTACATTGATTCTCAAAGGCGGATATTGGGAAACTACACCTAAAGGCCGATTCTGGCGAGGACCTGGACACTTCCGTATCAGCTCGGCAGACAGCTATCACCGCATTGAATTAGAACCAAGGGTAACCTGTTGGACACTATTCATGCCAGGACCCCATCGCAAAGAGTGGGGATTCGATGTCGAAGGTAAATGGGTAAAGTGGGATGACTACTTAAGGATGAGATATGAAAAAACTAGTTCTGAACAATAACGAAGTAACGCGATTAGTGTCAAAAATTTGCAGAGATATTTCTGGATCACGCTGGCATCCGAATTATGTAGTAGGCTTGACCAGAGGCGGGCTGACTCCTGCAGTAATGATCAGCCATTGGTTTGACGTGCCTTGCGAAACGCTGAAGGTAGCATTGCGGGATGGTGGAGAACCTGAAAGCAATCTGTGGATGGCAGAGGATGCCAAAGCGGGTAAGAACATCTTGATCGTAGACGACATCAACGACACAGGTGCTACCATAGACTGGATCGTCAAAGACTGGCCCAGCGGTTGTTTTCCCGATGACAACCAATGGAAACAAGTTTGGAACGGCAATGTCCGATTTGCAGTTTTAGTAGATAATCTTGCCAGCGAATGTAAAGTGAAGATGGATTATACTGGCATGGAAGTCAACAAAGCAGAAAACGATGTCTGGGTAGACTTTCCCTGGGAAGATTGGTGGACTAAATGAAAGTAATGTTACACTGTACAGATAAAAATGTTCAAGTCGAAGCCGATGTTCTAAATCATAAAAAAGGACATTTTTTAGAAGTAGCTATGAACACAGTAAAGGTGCGATTAGTTTTTAACAGAGGTGCGTATATCGGTAATAAAGCAGGATTAGAATTTGTAATTAAAGAAGAAAATATTCCTAGCGAACAAAGAAAGGATTATCAACGATGAAACAAAATGGAACTAATAAAGTAATGATAGGGCAACCGCCGTTCATTGAAGACAGTAACGCACCGTGGGAGAACCTGTTGGAAGAGGACTTTCATGTTAAAGTATTTTACGACAAATATCCGGTCACCGAAGGTCATTTATTATTCGTACCTAAATATAATACTGTTCATGTGTTAATGGACTGCTTTGAAACCGCAGTACAAGACGGAATTAAAAGAGTTCAAGACGGTGAATGGGATGGATTTAATGTAGGATTTAATTATGGTCAAGCAGCAGGACAAACTGTTGAATGGCCCCATGTACACCTTATACCAAGACGCAAAGGTGATATGGAAGATCCCACAGGGGGAGTGCGTCATGTAATACCAGAAAAAGGAAATTATAAATTATGGAAATAACTGAAAATCAAACACCATGCGGCTGCGGACGCAGCCCGACTGGATTTTGTATCGGCCTACATGAGATGACCCAAGAAGAATATCAAGATTATCTGATGACACAACTTCCTCCTCCGTGTGATGAGCCGGGTTCGGAAGAATAACAATAAACTAGCGAGATAATATGAAAAAAGAAATCCTCAGTACACTAAATCAATTATTCGAAGCAAATATTTTAAAGCATAAAACAAACGTAGAAATTATGTTGACTAATCCTATGGCCATCCATGATCATACAAATCTTATAGAAGGAATAGAAAAAGAAATTTCATGTATGGCTGAATATATGGATAAATTGGAAGTCATGAAACAATATTTCAATGAATGAAATATTAATTTATTGGAAGGCCGGTGATACCGTTACGGGATGGAGCGATCTCTGTGCCGACATAGTCAATCATTTTGGACTTCCGGGCGACAGATTCACCACAGAAGTCTGTGCGGATTGGATGAGTTTTAAATTTAAAGATGAAAAGGATGCATTCGTATGCAAGATAATGTTTAGCGAACATCTTGGACCCTCGAAGTAGAAGAGGATCCCGAGACCGGAGATAGTATCTTAACCTTCCCCGAGGATCTGTTAGAGTCTGCAGGTTGGCGAGAAGGTGATGTCATAGAATGGATAGATTTGGAAGATGGCTCTTGGCAACTTAGAAAAAAGAGTGTATAATAAATTATGGAAAAACTAAAAGTATCTGAAATATTCTATAGCATCCAAGGAGAAGGACGCTATATGGGTGTGCCTTCTGTTTTCTTACGTACATTTGGCTGTAATTTTAAATGCGCTGGATTTGGTATGCCCAAAGGAGAGCTCACAGACGAGCCCGATCAAGTGGCTAAAAGCATTCATCTTTATAAAAGCTACGAAGAACTACCACTAGTAGAACAAGGGTGTGACAGTTACGCTACTTGGCATCCTGCTATGAAACATCTATCACCGTTTATGGACATTGGCGAAGTTGCTAATCAAGTGGTAGATACATTACCTTATAAAGAGTGGCGAGATGAACATCTAGTTATTACGGGCGGAGAGCCTTTGCTAAAGTGGCAGAATCTCTATCCAGAACTGCTGAGCCACGAGCGTATGCGTTCTTTAAAAGAACTTACATTTGAAACAAACGGTACCCAAGCACTCACAGACGAGTTTAAAACGTGGCTGCACAGAGAATGGCATCACGATGGCACCGCAGAACTAGGACGGGGACACAATTCCGTTACTTTCTCTGTCAGTGCTAAATTGAGCTGTTCAGGCGAAAGTCGAGATCGAGCTATCAAACCTGAAGTAGTCTGCGAATACGAAGAATATGGCTACACCTATCTAAAGTTTGTTATCGCCACAGAAGAAGATGCCGAAGAAGCGGAAGAGACTGTAGACATCTATCGTGCTCACGGATTTGAAGGTCCTGTATACTTAATGCCTATAGGTGGTGTAGAAACTATCTACAACATGAACAATAAGCGAGTGGCGGAATTAGCCATGAAACTAGGCTATCGCTATAGCGATAGACTACAGGTACCATTGTTCAAGAACGCTTGGGGAACCTAATGTACGGTGATGTACAGCAAGCTCCTTTATCAGAGAATTGGGGATTACAGCGAGCGCAATATTGGAATTTAAAGTTTTGCTGGTTGCCAAAACAGTGTTTTCTAACAGGAAAACCACTGTGGGGTAAATTTGCCTATCACGGTGAAAATTGGATTACTGGGCCCGGAGAACCTGTTATAGAACACTATTGGATCAATAAAGATGAATTCCTAATTTGGAATTTAAAGGGAAGATTATGAAAGATTTTATAAAGAAAATAACCGGTATTAAAAAACTCGAAGAAGAAAAAGAAGCATTACAGGCAGCCAGAGATAAAGCAGAAGCTGAAGTACTTCGAGCTCAAGAAGAAGCCGAGTTAGTTAAGTTAACTCCAAAAGAACGTGCTACTAGGAAAGGCGAACCTTGGGTCGCTGTGTTAGAAACACATGTTAATAAAGAAAATTTAAGAAATGGTTTTTTTGAACTTGACTGGAATGAATATTTTATTGTACAATTGAAACAACAAGGGTACGGATTCGAAGGTGATCCGGACGAGGAAATTGTGGATCGTTGGTTTCGGGCGTTGTGCAACGACATTGCAGGCGATGAAGGAATTAATATGGATCGACGCAATTCTGGTTACATCAATGTTCAAAAAATAGCAGAAAATAAATCAGAAATTTCATGACATATATTTTAGTCGATACTGCTAACACGTTTTTCCGTGCTAGACATGCTATTAACGGCGATGCCGATATCAAACTAGGCATGGCATTTCATATTACACTAAATTCTATTCGTAAAGCGTGGCAGCAGTTTAACGGCAGTCATGTTATTTTTTGTTTGGAAGGTCGTTCCTGGCGTAAAGATTTCTACGAGCCGTATAAAAGAAATCGAAGCGATGCTAGAGCGGCTCATTCAGAAAAAGAAGCCGAAGAAGAAAAAATATTTTGGGAAGCCTTTGATACATTCAAAGAATTTATCACAGACAAAACTAATTGTACAGTTCTTCAAAATCCTCAACTAGAAGCAGACGATTTAATTGCAGGTTGGATTCAGAGCCACCCCGACGACAATCACGTGATCATTTCTACTGACACAGATTTCGTGCAGTTGATCGCACCTAACGTTCGACAATATAATGGAGTGATGGAGCATGTTATCACGCACGAAGGTGTCTTCGATGACAAGGGCAAAGCTGTCATCGATAAAAAGACCAAAGAACCTAAGATTGCGCCCGACCCCGAATGGCTACTGTTTGAAAAATGCATGCGTGGTGACTCTTCCGATAATGTTTTCTCTGCATACCCGGGTGTTAGAACCAAAGGTACATCCAAGAAAGTTGGTCTCGCTGAAGCGTTCGAGGATAGAAAGTCAAAAGGCTTTGCGTGGAATAACCTTATGCTACAACGTTGGTGTGATCACGAAGGTAAGGAGCACAGAGTTCTGGAAGATTATGAGAGAAATCGGCGACTGATTGATCTTAATCACCAACCGGATCATATTAAAGAAATTATTTTTAAAACTATCACAGACACACTGAGTCATAATAAAAATATTAGTCAAGTTGGAATTAAATTAATAAAATTTTGTCATCTCTACGACCTAAAGAAAATATCAGAACAGGCCCAATCTTATGCAGAACCACTTAATGCGAGGTATACTAATGACTGAACTTCATGCTAAACCAATTATTGATAACAAATTTTGGGTAGTCGAAAAAGACGGCAATCGGTATGCCACTCTTCGAAAAGACGAAGATGACAGATTCGTGATGTCAAATGAAGCTGGTATTAAAATTTTTAAAAATAAAGAAAGCTTAACAAAACAATTTGGTAAAGATTTCTTTATCGCTAAAATTATCAGAGAATCAAATCATGCCAATGTCAATGAAGTACATGGCTATCCGACCGGTATGATTCCAAAAAATGCAATGTTTGACATAAAAAAGAAATTACCTCTTTTTACAAAAAGCGAGGATTCGAAAAGTCTTTATTGTGCTGGATATTATGTTATTCGATTTGAAAAAGGTTGGGTTAAAAGTTTCTGTCCCAAATTAATTACCCTTCAAAGATATCAATATCAGGGACCTTTTAAAACAGAATTAGAAATGAAACAGGTTTTAGCACATGTCTCAAAATAAATTACCAGAAAAATTGTCTAGTGTTGAAAAAATAGTTCAACGATTAAAATCTGCTGAATTAAGTAATCAAAAAGAAATACGGCTCTCGATACAAGAAGCAAGGGAAATCATTACAGATCTTTCAATAATGACTTCAAGAATGTCCAATCATATACAAGATATTAAAGAAAGATTGGATAAATTGGAAATCAATCAAAATGTTGTCGAAGTAAAGTTAGAGGGCGGAAGCTTTTAAAAAGATAAATATATACGTAGTTAACCGGGAACACGTATATAATGAGTAGACCAAAGCCAAAAATTTTGCTTGAGTATGCAAGCAAAGAAACTTACAAATTAGAACAAATACTCGAAGCAGAAGCTATTTGGGCCGTTTTTTATAAAGGATACCCATTTAATTTAAAAAGCGGTAGTGTAGTAACAAGTTATCCTGGACCCAAATATAAAAAAACAAGTTTTTCTAATCCCGGACATGCACATAATCTTGCTAAAAAATTAAATCGACTTTTTAAAACTTCGGATTTTTCAGTTTATAAATTAACATCCGGTGAAGAATTAAAACCCTAATTATGGAATTAAAAGATCAGCTGACTGCTACTTTTTTAAAAGCAGCCGACAAAGATCATAACCTAGACGAAATTTTAAAATTTAAAAAAGAGTTCTGGTGGAATTTTCGAAGAAAAAATACCGGTGGTCTACGCCTTACAGACGAAGGGCTACGATTTATTATTGAAGAATCAAATCTTAAAATCTATTCAATAGATTTTCCAATCGAATTAAAAATAACATCACAAATCCTTATATGGTTAGATCATTTTATAAAATCACCGTATCACATCACAAAAAAGAATATAACAGTGTTGACAGAAAAAGATGCATTTGAAATATATCTATTTGCTGGCGATATCAGAAAAATAGGTATGGGAAAAGCTCTAGCCAAAAGATATAATCAAGATTAAAGAGTTTAATTTTAAAGTGATTTAAATATACTGCAATGAAACTCAATCCTTTAAGTATTTGTGATAAAAGAAAAATGAATTTCTTACCAATTCATTTTTCTAAATTTCAAATTACATCGGGGAATTTTTTCCACGATGAAAATCTTATTGATTGGATTGAATCTAAATTGTTTGGAAGATATTCCGTAACCACTTTACCTTCAGTCGATACCGATGGTAAATTAACTAGTAGTGTATTTATAGGATTTGAAGATCCAAAAGAATTAACATACTTTATGTTAGCATATCCAAACTTAAGGAGAAAATAAATGGAAGAGCAAGTTAAAGCACAAACACCAGAACAGACCGCAGCACCGCAAGAAACAGCCGGCGGCGAAGCAGTTGAATTAAATCTTAATGATCTTAATGCATTAAAGACTATTGTTGATATTGCATCACAAAGAGGTGCATTTAAAGCTAATGAATTAGAAGCAGTAGGAAAAACTTATAATAGATTATCTAATTTTCTTACACAGGTCGCCAAAGGACAATAATTATGGCTAATATCAAGCATGTAGGAAAAATGAAAACCAACGGAAGTAAAGTTCTAGTTGTATTTAGAACACTTCCGGGAGATTCGAATTATGCATTAGTAGTCGGTACCGCAAATCTCAGCGACAGTTATCACAATTCCATTATACAGGTCGTAGAAAGTCAACAAGCTCAAAATATGAACGAGCTAGGTGATATTTTATCTTACAGATATTTCTCTGATGGTAGAATGATGCTCGAAGCATTGCATCAAGATGGCAAATTAGTAAAAGTTCCCACTGCCGATGTTTTAATGACTCCAGATACTACCAATACATTGCAACTATCAGAATTGAATGCCTTAATTGCAGAACAACGAGGAGTATCCATCGATGATCTTGCTAATTTTATCGGTGAGAAGCCCGCCGGTGAAGTACAAGAAGTTGCAAAAATTAAAGAAATTTCCGTCGAAACCAAAGACCTAGATCAGCAAGTAGAAGAAGATACATCGATCTTAGCTCCAAAGGATCTGGCTAAAAAATACAGGAGTCAAGCAGATTCTATGTATAAAGAAGCAGCTAAACTTCGAAAACAAGCAGATGAGTTAGATCCGCCTGTTAAAAAATCCGTAAAAGCAAAGGAAGAAGCCGGTGTCTAAAAAATTTTTTCGTCCACCAAATTTAATAATCAAAGAATGGCCGGAAGTTTTCGAAGACATGTACATGAGTACCATGCCTTTGTATTATACTAAATCTTTGTTTATTAAATTTGACGACGGAAGGATATGGCATTTAGATATCCAGGACATGTTGAAAGATTACGACACTGATACTCTTGCAAAAAAACTAACAGATACTATAAAAGAATATCAAAAAGAAATAAAAAGCATTGATTTTGAAATTAACATAGATCAATTAAAAACAGACGTTAATGATTCTACTAAGAATATTCTTTAAAATATCTAGTAGTACTGTTAACTAAATTTTCTAAATATTTTTTTCTATATTTTGATCTATTGTAGATATATTGATTATGTTCTACAATAGTTAACCATTTAGAGAAATATTTTTGCTTATCTGCATTAATCCATTTTAAAAAAGATTCATGAAACTTCGAAAATCTTTCAGAATGATCTAATATTGAGTCATATTCCTCATCTAAAAAATCCGTACGATATCCCATTGAATTAAGTTTTTTAAGTATATTCGGTTGCCCTAAAATAATAAACGGATGACCCATCGCTATAGGTCTGAAAGTTTTTTCTGTTATAAAAAGTCCAGGTTCAGAAAAAAATGTCTCTGTACTGACTGTTAACAATGTATTTTTAAAAATATTTAAATTACTGATTCCTGCAAAATTTTTACTTATCATTCCTTCTGTTTGCTCGTCAACAAAACGAGGAAAATAATTTTCTAAAATTTTTCTTTTTTCGATTTCAATATTATGTTCATTGATAAAAACCCCACCGGTTACTAAACCGAGATCTAGTAAATTATTTTTAGTCAGATAACATAGATGATCAGTACGATGTTCTCTATGAGCCCTGTTTAAACTATTATATAATAAACTATGTTCCTTGATCGATTTATAAAAAATTGGCTCATCAAGTTTTTTCCAGACTTCGCCGGTCCATTCGATTCCTTCAATAAATTCCATCCACGGTAGTTCATTATTTTGAATACACCAAGATTTGTAAAGTGTTTCGGCTTCTAAATTTCCACTAACTATAACAACAGAATATCTTGGCAATTGTAATGCCTTGCATTGATCTGTTAATGCACGATAACAATCTAGAATTTCGTTAACGAAAGAATCACCCTCGACTACTGAAATAACAGCTATTCTTAATTTTCTTTGTTTTACAAGATCAATTATATAAAACGGAATTTCATATAAAATAGAAAACGATTCAGGAAGACTTTTGAGACACCAAAGATGAGAAAGTTTACTTACTTCTATTGGATAAATTCCGGGAATATCAAATTCATTTCTACTTGTAAATTCAATTCCGAAATTTGAATTTCTAACAAAAAAATCGTGATAGCTTCTTACATTCCTAACTTGATCAATATGATCAAGATTTAATCTTTCAAAATTTTCAAAATAAAATTTCATCAGATATTCCTGATCAATATAACTCCGTTGTTACAAGAATAAACGATTTCATATTTGTTAATTAAAAGATAGGGAATTACCGCTCCGCACTTTCCTGTATAAGTTTGATGATGATCTACTATCGGTGTGTCATCACATATTACGATAGATTGATCAGACATATAAGGAATGCAATTTATCATCTGAGATAAATGTTCTACTTGACTTCCCATATTACTCCACACGATATTATTTTCTAAATATAAATCTTTAATTCTTTCTTGTTCCATTCCGGGATTCGTCCAATCGTAATTATCTAAATAAAGAATTTTAATTTTTTTATTCAGGATAGGAAGAATTTTTGATGTCCAAGACGATCCGGTATCAATAACAAAATTTGTGTTTTTTAAATGAGTTAAATTGTTTTTAGCAAAATCAGAAACGTCAACACTATAAAAGGGGATCTCGAATTGGGAAGCATAATGATCAAAAAATGCCGTAGAGCCCTCGCCCCGTTCGCTGCCAATTTCTAAAATAATATCATTGTCTGTGTCATAATTATTATACAATATATAAGGGATCGAATTTTTATGAAAATTTGCCATGTTAATTTATAAAAATTTTGATCTTCTCGGGGTTTCCTCCCAAGTTGCATTACTAGAATAATAAAAATTTATAAGACTGTCCCTACCGATATGAGGTGGAGTTTTTAATGTTTCAGAGTGTCCGTGTATTAACCAAGTTTCATAGTTCCAAAATACTAATCTGTTCTGTCTTGGTTCTATTTTAATCTGACAGTCAGATCCATCCTTGTTCCAAAATTCTAAATCGCCATTCCATTCTTTTTTCCAATTGGGAGTTAAGTATAAAATTAAATTAATTTTTCGATTAAGATTTAGTTGATCATTCCAATTAAAATCAGTATGAAGTCCTAATTTTTCATCTGATAGTATTCTTACAAACCCAGCGCCGCGAAGATGAGGATCGGGAATTAATTTATTAATACCGGTTATTTGCTCGATCCAATAGATAAATTTACTAGATTGAAAACAATTCGATAATGTTTTTATCAAATAAGAAGATTTAAAATCTCTACATTCAAATCTACGACTATTAGAATTTTCAAATGTTGTAAAATTATCTTGATTAATTTTACCAATATCTTTTAAAATTTCATCATATATTTCTACAGGAAGAAAATCGTCAATGACAGTGAATGGTATCGGATTTTTAATCGAATGGTCTTTATAATTTGAAATAGGAAAATTATTATCTAAATTATCAAAAAACTTATATATTAATTCATGCATTAACTAGATCTCTTAAAAATATAGGCATAGAAGAATTTTTATTTCTTATTAACAATTTATAATTATGCTCGCAAATCTCATTCATGTCCTCAAGCAGTTTCTTATATTCATTCTCTGATAGTTTTGAAATTCTTTCAATTTCTGAAACTATTAAATTTAGTCGTTTAAAATTATCGACTTCCAAATCATAACTTTCATCAATACAACCGTTAAAGGTTTTATATCCCATTTTTTTTAAATCTTCTAAAAAATAAGGTGTTGAAAACACCATAAACGGTTTTTTACAGGCAATTGGTTTATATGTTTTTTCAGTTATCGAACTTGGGGCGAAATTTTTATCATAAACATTTTCACTATTATTATTTAAAAAGGGATCAAAATGTGTTTCTATTGTTAAATGAATATCTGCTGAACATATGATCTGATAAGTAACATCGGCCCACTTGTTATATACATTGTCGGTCGAATTAATTCTATACGGAATTTTATAAATCCATTCTAATAAATTATCATTAACCTTTATTTTTAATTTATTCAAATCATCTAAAATATCAACCAAAGTAAAAACTTTTTTTTCATAAGGATGAATATTATAAAAAGAATACAGAAACTCTTTTAAAAGATTTTTTTCTATTAAATCACAATAAAGTTTTAATCTCCAAATTCTATAATTTCTACTTAATGCGCTAAACTTATTCAAAGAAGGTAAAATTTCATTTTCGAGTTGTACATTTCTTAATAAATGATTATAAACTTCAATGTTAATATTTGTTATACCTAATTTTTTTAGGTTATTATTTAAAAACTCTTTATGAACTTGATCCATTACGAAAATATATATTTGAGACGGATTGATATGCTTATCCCTAATAATATCGTCGATCTCATTTATAAAATTGTAATTAAATGTTTCTCCACAATTCTCGTGAAATAATATCGTTGAAGGATTCGATCTCAAATGATCCCAATGTATTTCGTCGATACAATCTTTAAATTTTATTCCATATTGCTGATCATCATAAAAATGATGATAAAATATATCATTCGAAGATGGTGTCCAGATTTTTAAATTTTTAAATTTTTTTCGATTAAAATTAATATGATGAAATTTTTCACTTTTACTGTATATTGTCATTTACCTGCTCCGCAATCCAATTATAAGTGTGCATTAATCCATATTCTAGATCTTCACTCGGCCTCCATTCTAGCATTTCTTCAATTAATTTATTATGGCTTGATCTTCCCATGACGCCTATTGGACCAGAAACATTTTTAATCAAAATATCTTTTTTAGCAATTTTAGCAATTAATAATGCGAGATCATTTATAGAAATCATCCGTTCACTACCTAAATTGATCGGAACATCAATATCACTTTGCATTATTTTTAAGAGGCCAGTAATACATTCATCTATGTATAAAAACGTTCTTGTTTGATTTCCCGGACCCCATATTTCGACAATACCATCTTTTGCCATTGCAACTTTTCTTGATAATGCTGCAGGGGCTTTTTCTCTACCGTCATTCCAAGATCCGTAAGGGCCATAAACATTGTGTAATCTCACTACCTTTGCATCAATT